TAACCCCTGTTCCAAAAACCAACTCAACTCTTCCATTTTCCATTAACCTTAAAACTTTAGTTTTATCTGGTCTTTTAAAAGCATCTTTGCTTACTTTAGTAAACTCTGAATGATTTGTTGGTACAACTTCAACTGTATCTGTTACTGTTGAATTATTACAATCTGCATAACTTACATCACATCTTTCTTGAACTATAAGCCAATGATCTGAAGGTAAATTAACAAATCTAGCTTTTGGATCTATGTTATCTGGTGCATTAGGTAAAGGTGTTAATAATGCATTTACTGTTATATCTTTTAAGTCTTCAGTTCTCTTTTGAGTTTCTTCAAAAGATTCCCTCTTTACATTAGTTCTACCATATCTCTGTTTAACTATCCTATCTTGTGCCTGATTAAATAATAAATCAATTTCTTCAGGTAAAAAGTTAGGATAATTTAAAGCATCTAGTTTATCTAATCTAAATTTAAACTCTATATGATCCTGTGCAATAGGCATTTAATTACTTAGCTAATTTTGGTTTCTTTATTTTGTTTTCTAAAGCTAATCTTACAGCTTGATTTTTTATGTCTGATAAGTAACCTACTACTTCTTCTGTAGATGATCCTAAAAGATCTTCACCATTATAGAAGTAAGTTCCTCTCTTTGTAAGGATTCTTTTTTCAACTAAGTGCTCAATTAATCCTTTAACTTGAGTTTCTTTTTTAGTAGCTGATTCAATGAATTCTTTAGCATTCTCCTTCATCTTTTTATAGAGTTCAGTTCTTACCATTGTTTCACTCATTTCATCAACTCCACGCTTACCATAAACTCTTAATAAGTTTTTGCGTTCTTCTAGTGATAATGTACTAAAGGTTTCAATAGCTTCTAATTCAAAATCAATTTTAGCAGATTCAATCTTACTAGCTGCTTCTGGATCATAAATAAAGAACTTGCAGTTAGCTTGTTTCTCTACTTCAGTTTCACTATTTGCAATTAAACTATGGGCTAATATAACCTTATATTTTAATTCGTCTTCAGGACTTACAATACTAAATATTGTAATCTTATCATTATTAAGTCTTATTTCTAGGTCTCCCCAAAATGGACTTCTTTTATTTAAAGAGCCTTTAGGTTTGTTTAACTTTACCTCATAATCACTCTCTTCTTGAGTGGTTAATCCATTTTTGTATAAACCTGTTTTGTCTAATTGTGCTCCTTGAATTACTGTTTGTGTTCTTGCATAAGAAGAAATTCCTGAGAATTTAGTCTTTACAAGTGGTCTAATGATTACTTGTTTTACTTCCATTTGTTTGTTTTTAATTTATTTCCCTTTTTAAAAATAAAAGGTGTTCAAAGGCACACCTTTTAAAGCCTTTATATTTTAAGATAATGAATCTACATCCAAGATCAATTGAGCTGCATCTGATGGATCACGTAACATGATACCACATTCTGTCATTGCTTCAAAAACATAACCATCTACACTAGAAGCTGATGAACCATTTTTCTTAGGTCCATAAGGTCCATACATACCCTCAATGTAAGTTGTTACCATCTCACGATCTTTAGAGTATACTTTTTGGATATTTGGTTCTCCTTTGTTATAAGATTTGAAATTCAAGAAAGTTGCTTTATAAGACTCAGCTGGCTTACCAGTTTGAGGGTTTAACAAACGATTTCTGAATGGATCATTATATGGAGCATATTCTTTTAAAGTAATTTTATCACCATTTAAACCAGTGTACTTCATGAACTGTCCTTCTAAACTTAAGTTTTGACCCTCACCATTTACAAAGTGACTATCTACTAAGTTGTAGTTACTTGCTGAACGCTTCATAGCTTGATCAAATGCATTCATGAATCCACGACCACATAAAGCTACATATTCACGAGGACCATCTTCTGTACCATTGTATGATAAATCATCCATGAAATCACGAATAGTTTTCTCAGTTAAAGTAGTATATAAACGTTTATTTCCTGGAGCAATTTGTTGTTCTAAACCTGCACCTGTGAAGATAGCATTTCCAGAAGCACCTTTGATGTCAGTAGTACCATTAGTTTTAACATTTGATTGACCAAACATTAACATAATTTCAATCTCATCCATAAACTGTTTCCAGAATTCCCACTCAGCATATTTTACCCAAGTAGTAGTTTTTTCTCCAGTTTCAGAGTTTTGAATTGAAATACACATTACACGACTGTGAGCAGCACCTGTAACAGAGTATTTTTTACGCAATGTAGACATGTAGTTTTCTAACATTAATGGAGTAGAATAAGTAGTCTCTCCAGAAGTTCTAGAGTGATCATGTTCTACAATGTTAAATTCTTTAGAAACTTCTTTACCAGTAACCAATAAAGATGCTGGAACAAATAATGTTGCATCATTAGTAACTAATTGCAATGTTAAGATATAATCAGCTCCATCATAAAATGGTTCACCCATTACACGCATTTGATATCTAGAATCATCTGGGATTAATACATCACCTTCAGCAAACCATTTTTCACCTACACCGATTTTAAAAGTTGTAGCATTGATACCAATTGAACTTGCATTATCAAATACTGATCTTGTAATCATGATAGCTTTTTTACTATCACCTATGATATTCCAACGATATTGGATACCATCTAATTCTTTTGCTTTACCCATACCACCTGTTAAGTATGAAAGGGCATTTTTATAACCATTAGATTTGTTATAAATACGGGTAACTAACTGACTAGCTATCGCAGGTTCAGTCATGAAAAAATTGGATAAGTGGGTATCTTGAGTTAACCCAGCATGCCAATTCATGTTCGTTATTTGTAAAGGACTAATTTGCATTTTATTTTAT